TCACTTGGTAATGTTTCTGTCGATAGATTGGATCTAGGAGACAACGACAGAATCAGACTAGGTAATAGTCAAGATTTACAGATTTATCATGACACTTCATCAGGAAGTATTATAGAAGATGTTGGTTCAGGTACTTTAGATATTAGAACGAATGGAAGTAGAGCCCAATTTTCTAAAAACGGAACAGAGTTTATTGCTAAATTTATTCCTGATGGTGCAGTAGAGTTATTTCACGACAACTCACTTAAACTAGCCACAACCTCAACAGGTATAGATGTTACTGGTACAGTCGTAGCCGACAAAATAGACCTAGGCGATGACGAAAGAATCAGACTAGGTGCTAGTCAAGATTTAGAAATCTTCCACAATTCATCTAACAATCATTCAGTAATAAAAGAATCAGGTGCAGGAGATTTGCGTATAAATGCAGATGATTTTCATATCAAAAATACTGCTTCTAATGAAACCAAAGCTGAATTTTTATCTGATGGTGCAGTCAAACTTTATTATGATAACGCAGAAAAAATTAAAACTACCTCAACAGGTATAGATGTTACTGGTAATGCTGATATTTCAGGAAATCTTGGTGTTGGTAGAGATGCAGATGCAGGTTTTGATTTAGATGTAAATGGCACATCTAAGTTCAGGGGTGCTACAACTCATAATGCAGGTATTCAGATCAGCAATACTACAGTTATTGATGCTTCTAGAAACCTTACCAATATCGGTACTTTTTCCAGCACTAATTTCATGCATGTAGGTAACAGTACGCATGATGCAGATGCAAGACTTCATGTAGCAGGTAATACAACTAATCCTAATCTTTCATCTACAACACCATCAAACTATACAGCTTTATTTAGCAATTCTGATGGTCAGTATGGAATGATGTTTGCTACCTATGGTAGTGGTGCAGGAGAGATACAACAAAGAAGAATAAACAGCACAACTTCATACAATTTATATCTTAATCCACATGGTGCTAATGTAGGTGTTGGTGTTACTTCAGCAAGTCAAAAATTAAATGTTGGTGGCAGTTTAGGTATATCAGGCACAACTGTTATAGACAGCTCAAGAAACCTCACCAATATAGGTACTATCTCATCAACTGACTTTACAACAAATGGTGCTGCTGTTGTAGTGCAGAATAAAAACTTGACTGTTTTAAATCAACCAGTAAATATTTCATCACCTAATAATTCTCGTATTAAGTTTTTACAAACAACATCTAGTACAACAGCAACCAAGGGTAGTATTCAATGGTTTGATAGTGGCAATAAAGCTTGTGGGTCAATAAGGGTAGTAGCTAATGGGTCAGAAAACAATTCAGGCTTCATGGAGTTTTATGTAACTTCTGAAGCAGATGAAATAACAGACCCATTTGGAATCAATAAAGTTATGACTATTGCAGATGATGGTGTGACAGTGCATGGTTCTCTGTC